GGGTCCCAGCACGATCGCTGCGGCTACTAAGGCGACTCCCGCCAAGATCTTGCCTGTACCGCCGCCTGCTCCACCTACGACGGGGACGATCTTGATTGCTCGACTTGCTGGATGCTCTAGTTCTTCTAGGTCTGTCTCGTAGCTATCGACGATGACCTTGTATCGCTGCTCCGCCATGTGCCGCTCAAGCCCAGGGAAGTTAGCGAGCAGCATCCGAATCGCTTCGCCTGCGCTATTGATCTCCGCCAGAAAACGTCGCTGACCTACGAACTTTGCGAGAGGACCGTAAACCTTAACCTCTCGTTCCATGGCGCAGGACCCGTCCCGTGCATTTTAAGAGCCACTCACCCAGCAGATCTCGACTAGACAATCTGCCGCGCAAGTGATGCAGCACCATCTGGTCACCGATGTAGACGCCAACGTGATTGAGCTTGTTGGAGTCAATCGCCATCAGCATTGCGTCGCCAGGCTGCATCTCGCTTAGGTCAACCTCGTAGAACCCTGCTTGTTTCCAGCAGTCGTCAAACATCGGGTTTTGGTTGAACTCGTCCGGTGTTGTCGGGCGATCCCAGTCAGGCAGGTCTAACCCTTGCTCTGCGTACCAGTCACGCACTAGCGTCCAGCAATCAGTAACGCCCCAAACCCAAGTTCGTCCTATCAACGGCGCGGCGTATCCCTCCGGGTGGCACTCGCCCCAACGCTCGGTTTTAGGGTTGACGATGTACCAAGGCAGTCCAGACTTTTCGCAGGCAATGCGATCAGCCTCGCTGGGCACAGGCGGCGTAACAGGGTGACTATGGATGACTGCTACGACTTCACCCTCGTCCTCAGCGGCGGCGTAATCGACTGGATCGAGAACAAAGAACTCGTTAGTGTCAGCGAGGTTTTTACATGGTTTATACCGTTCCCGCCCTTTGACGATGACCAGCAGCCCGCATGATTCGCGCGGGTCTTCTGCCTTTGCGTGCTCAAGCGCTTTCGCTTTCGCCGTCGCCTTCATCCGTTAAATGCGCCGATACCTGGGAATGCTCCAAACGGTAGCGGGTTGTCGCCAAATCGTGCTTCGCAGCTACTTAATTTCTTTCCGCAAACGTCGTCGGCAGAGTCATCAACCGACTCGTCGTTCTCGTCAAAATAATCGGTACCGCTATAACCGCACTCTGAACCTTTATAGACCCAAGGGCACAAGTTCTGGCTGCAATGCCGCTTCGGCGCCCTCACCCCAGCCAAATCAAAACTAGCCCCAAGCTCGAAGACGACAACATCGCGGTTCTCGCTGACTTTGCGCTGGACGTAGTAAATCTCCTGGGGGAACTCGGCTGTTGTATCTGGAGTCCCGTAGGGGTTGTCGCCGTCGAAATTATCGTTGTCGATGTAGCGAACCAAGGTGCGAATCCGCGTGAACTTGGCGCCGGTCAGATCATTGCCTGCTGTTGTCGTATTGACGTCTAGAAGGATCGCAGTGATGCTGCCGAGCAGGTTGGCAACACTGATAGTCGGACGGGGGAGCTGTCCGCTATCTGCGTTGTACTCAAACCCTTCGACCTCAATCGGCAGCTTGGTGTACTGATTCCCTTTCCAGACAATGTCCTGGTGCCCGGAGCCAACGCCGTTGATACCAGGGTGAAACCGATATGTCGTAGATGTCCCGTGCAGTGTTGCTGACAGCTCAAGCTCATACAGCTCGATAATGCTGCTTGGGTTTATCTTTTGTAGCTCGGAAACCGGGATTGCCATTAGGGCTCGAAAACCTGAATGAAGGTTGCCGTGATAGTCGCTCGATTGTTATAGGGAATCGATTTTGACCACTCCGGGCAAATCCACTTGTAAGTATCCGTCTCGTCCAATGGGCTCCAGTCAAAGCTCTCGGAGTCCTCAGCTCGGGCGTCGAGAAACGTCTCGATCGTGTCAGCGTCTGTTTCCGAAACGTTCCAGGTCAAGTTCCAGACCTTCGGGTTCATATGCTCCGGCAAGCCATAGAGCAGACGGGTCTGATAACCGTCACCGAACTGAATGGTTCTAGTCCTAGGGCGGCTTGACTTCGACGCGCCGTAGGCAGGTGTGATTGAAGGAAAGGTAGCCATTAGCTCAGGAGTCCTCCGGGGCGTTTTTGCTTGACTAGCTCTTGCCTGATAGCGACGCCGATAGCTTCGCCTAGGCGCTTCTGCTCCGCCGTGTCACCTTCGGCTCTTGTGCCGGAGGCATCGACACTTACGTTAATCGTGGTGCCGCCCATCGCATTGTTTGGCGCGATGCTGCCGCTGCGCCCAGGGGTGAAAAGCTCAGGACCGCGTTCGCCAACGATTGAAGTTTGCCCTGCCTTAATCGAGCCGCCATCAGCAAAGCGGGGCAAGCTCTTGAAGAGCGAAGAACCGGGGAACAGGCTGAACAGGGCAGTGTTGACTGCGACCTGCATCAGTTGGTTCGCCAGGTTGCGGAGCATGTTGGAGGCGACCTCTGCCAGCGACTTGGTCTGATCAACCGCTGCCATCAGCATGTCGCCCACGCCGGTTGCGATGGTCTGCCCAAGCTGCCCGTAGATCTGCTCAAGACGCTGGGCTTCTTTTTGCTGTTCTTGTAGCGCTTTCCTTTTGCGCTCATCCTCTGCCTTGCTTGCTGCTGCCCTGTCGATTTCTTGGACTTGAAGCTGGTACGTCCCAACCTTTGCTTGGATCAGGCTTTGCAGCTCTTTCTCGTCAAGCAGGGAGTTCTCGCGCTTGATTGCGCCAATGTCGTTAATCAACTGCGCGCCAAGGCGCTGCTTTTCATTGCTCTGTTGCAGAACAAACTGCCTGTCCTTTTCGGTTTGCAGCAGCTTCGCCGCCTGTTCTTGCTGGATCTGCAGCGGGGTTTTCTTGGCTGCACGTTTTGTTTTCCCTTGAGTGCGAGCAGACAGCAGCGCTGGTGGTGCTGATGCAGCAGCCACCGCAGGCGTAGTTGCCTCAGGGATGATCTGACCAGTTTTGTAGCCGTATTGCTCAATCAGGTCCTTTTCGCGCTGGCGTTTGAGCTGATCAAACAGAGCTGGGTCAAGCCTGCCGCCGCCCCTAATCAAGGCAAGCTCTTTAGCTTCTTCTTCTGCTTGCCGAAGGATCTTGACTCGCTGCTGCTGGTTCAGTCCGAACTGCTGAGCGCGCCTTCCAATGTTGATCAGTTGGTTGACGGAGTTGATTGCGCCAATCGCCTGATCAAGGATTGCTTTGATTGCCGGGCTGAGAACGGTGCCAACAACCCGAGCGATGTTTTCGACGCCATCGACCAGCGTGCTGAACTTGCCCGACAGCGTGTCGGACTGGGCGATTGCACCGCCTGCATATTTGCCGCCGGTCTCCGTCAGCTTTTCGAGCGCGAAGTTGACGGCATCAGCGCCAATCCGCCCAGACTCAAGCGCCTTGCGGAACTCGTCAGCAGACAGCTTGTACTCTTCGCGTAAGACGCCAGCAATATCAACGCCGCGCTCCTGGAGCTGCAGCAGCTCTTCGCCTTGGAGACGCCCTTTCGCTTGGATCTGACCGAAGGCAGTAGCGATGCCACCCAGGTCGGCGCCGGTTGCGCCAGCCACGTCAGACAGACGCTTGGTGACATCAACGATCTTCTCCGTCTCGAAGCCAAACGCCTTCAAGCGCTTTGCGGTCTCGATCAGTTCCGAACTGGTGAACGGCGTGACCGCGCCGAATGCTTGGAGCTCAGCAATGATGCTTTTTGCGTTATCAAGCGAGCCGGTCAGGACCTGAAGGCTTCTGGTCTGCGTCTCTAGCTCCGCCGTTTTGAAGATGACAAATCTCGCCGCCTGAATCGCAGTAAAGCCAGCGAGCAATCCGCGAATCGCTCTGCCAAGGTTGTTGACCCCAGTGCTCGCTGATTTAGCGGCGCTTCCGGTATCCCTGAGCTGACGATTGAAGCCACGGATATTGTTTTGCGCGCCCCTGACAGCTTGCTCAAGCTGCTTGGTTTCGTTCTTGACTTTGCGCAGCGGGTTGAGAGCCTTTACGGCATCAACGATCAGTTCAACTCTGGACTGAGCGTTTGCCACCGCTGCTATCGCTTACAGATGTCCCAATCTATCGCCGCTGATTCTTAGCGCGCTGCATTGCCTCCTGCTCGCGCTCGTTCTTCAACTCATAGAACGCAGCGTAGTAGGCGAACTCAGCATCGGTCAGCTCGTTACGCATACGGCTGACCGTCATCCCTAACTCGCAGGACAAGAAGAACTCAAAGAAGAGCCAGTTGTCCTGCTTCAGTCGTTTTTTGCCTCTTCGAGCGTCTCGTCGTCACCCAAGCCAAACAGGAACAGCTCCAGCTCGTTCAAGACTGACTCAGGCAACATGCGCTGCAGCTTGGCGGCATCAGCAGGCGCAAAAGCTTTGCTGCCATCCTGCAGCTCAGCCTTTTGGCACAGCATCTGGGTGCTGATGTCTAAAGCTTCGTCCGTACCAGCCAGGGCTTGCGCTTTCTTGCGGTCAGCCCTGGTGATCGGCGGGAAATAAAGATCCACCAACGCATCACCGCTGGCGTTCTTGAGCACAAATTTGCGGCGCTGGTTAAGGTCAAACGCCTCAACCAGCATGTCAACTGTCCGCTTTTGTACTGGCATCAGAGCTTATTTAATCGCTCTGATACTACACCTCATCACTCAAGGTTGCCGGTGATAGTACCGCTAGTGATGAAGTTGCAGCTCACGACAACAAGTTCGCCGACGGTGGAGC